TGGCATCCGTAATCAAGCCCCATATCTTTGTGGCAATCTTGTTTACGTCCTGTCCAGCACCGAACCAATCACCTTCGGTGATGTGCTTCCAAAGGCTCTTGAAATCGTCGATAATAGGCTGTATTGCTTTCCTTATCTTTTCAGCCAGGTCCTTAAACTTGCTTTCAACGGCAACCGTTTCAAACATGTCTGCGGGTAACATTTCTCCGCTTCCACCGCCGCCGTTGTTTGTGTTGATGAGTTTCAGTTCATCAAATGCACGTATGCCATTCTTAGCCGCTTTAGTAGCGCCTTTAAGGCTCTTAGCGTAGTCTTCCGTGCCTTTCTTAGCCTTAATCCAAGTATCTCTGCCAAGCAACGCGGAAATAAGCTGATTTACGGCATTTACGGCTCTCGAACATAACTCAATGATCGTGTTGATTGCCGGAGCAAAAGAGTTGATTATCGGAGTAACAGCCGCCGCAACGCTATTCTTAAACTGCGTAAAACTGTTTCGCAGCATCGAAATGCTTTGGTTTGTTTCTTCGCTATACTGGACAATGCTCTTTAAGCCCTCTATAAGACCGCTTCTGATCTTATTGATTAAAGCGTAGGTGCTTCTAACGCCTATGGTGTACTTTAGGAACGTGCTAAAACTCTTTTTTAGACCTTTGGTAATGTTGGTTACGCTACTCCGAATGTTTTTAATCGGGTTTTCAATCTTAGTGGCAGATTTTGCAAAGTCCTTTGCGGCAGAACTCCCGCTACGCATGGATCCCGCAATATCTTTTGCGTTTGACTTAGCATTCCCAAAAGCATTCTTGATTTGCTCCCAGGTCTTTTTGATCATTTCGGAAAAATTGGAAGTCTTTTCTACTTCCTTGCTTACTTCTTCCGCCTGTGCTTTGGCTTCCGCAAGCTGCTGTGGACTCATCAATTCTTCCGGAATAGGGTGCATCTGTTGATGGCCTTCGCTGTACGCAACCCTTATTTCATCCGCAAGTTCCGCAATCCGTTCCATTTCTTCGCGGACTGGAACAAGTTCACCCTCTTTGAAGACAAACTCGCCGCCCATTCCATGGACCTTAACGCCATCAAGGAAAGATAAATCGTCCTCAAGTTTTTTGACTTCTTCATCCGTGGTTTGGATTGCTTCTGGAACTTTTTCCCTGAATGCCTTGTATATAGCCTCGGTAGCTTCATTTATGCTATCACCAAGCGCATCTTTTCCAAACATTCCGCGACTAAGTGCTTCGTTGTACGATATTGTTTTGTCGCGTGCATCCTGCAATACGGCAACAAAGTTTCTGAAAGTGTCTGCTGCCGTATTCCCAACGGGGATAATATTTCCAAGTTTTTCGTTTAACTCGGTAATGTAGTTCTCAAAATCTCCCGTTCCAACGCCCTTGTCAGAAGCAACAAAAGCTCTTCCGGCAATGGCTGCCATCTTTTTGTAATCGTCTCCTAATTCGGACGAATCAAAGCCAAGCCGAATTTTACCAGCATCTCCAACAACTGCACTGTTTGTGTTTCTGACATATTCCAAAAGGTCTTTGTATTGCGTCTTTGTTTCGTCAACAAACCTTGCGTGTGTCTTTACGGAATCCGATAGATCATCCCACAGCTTGTTTGAGTTCTTAAAGCCGCTCAGCATGTCATCCATTAACGCCTTGAAATTTGCTTGAACCGTCTGTATTCCCTCTCGGCTTGATACAGACCAGTTATTTGCAAATTCCCTAGCGGCACTCTTTACGGCCTTTTCATAGTCAGTCATCTGCTGCGTCTGTTTGCCAAAGCCATCGCCATTAAATGCGCCCTTACTGACATTTTTTAAGTCTCTGAGATCGCCAATAAGTCCGTTTAATGATCTTCTCGCGGAATCTGCATCTGCTTTTATTTTGATTGAAAGATCATCAATGTCCGGCATGTTTCTTACCTCTTATTTCTTTCAAAATTTGCCTTCATTATTTCCATCTTTGCAACAAACAAGTCAATTTGTTTTTGTTTCTTTTCCTCATCCGAAATTCCGTAATCCTTGAGTATCGGATCCTTAATGTATTCAGCTTTTGACTTTCTTCCTGCAAGGTTGCGCTCGACGGCAACGGCAACAGCAGACAACACGTAGTTTCCGCAAAAGGCATACGCCAGGTTGTCAGCTTCGCGGACTTCCAAATTGTGCGCTTCTTTGTACGGCTCTAAATCTGCCGGACACGACATGTCAATGTCCGCTACTGAAAATCCATATCCGCGCGTGACGTATAACCAATACGGCCTTATATTTTTAACGTAGTATTCCCACGTAAATTCTCGTTCTAGTTCTGCTGAATCGACGCGTTTTCCGCTTTCTCCGCTGCCATTCCCTTGCGGAGAAGGCTTGATAAAAAACTGTCGTTCACCATTTCATTCTGCATGTCCTCAAAAATCTTGAACATGTCTCCGCCAGCGCTCAAATACTGATCCATGATCTCATACATTTGCCTTAGTTTGTCTTCCTTGCCAACTTTCGTATTGTAATCATACCTGAACTCTGGATGATGGACCTGCAATCCAACAAGGAAAATCTCAGGAATAAACAAAAGAGCGTCTTCCATGCTCTCTGGTTGAACTTCTTCTCCCTCAAAAAGAGAACTGATCTTTGCCATCTTGGAAATAATTCTTTCCTTCAGAACTGGCTCATAGCCAAACTTGATCTTGTATTCCTTACCGCCAATTTCCATTTTAAGCATATTATTTTACCTTTCCTTTCCCTCCCCTAAATGGGGAAAGGGGCAGCCCGAAGGCCGCCCCATAATCCTTTTTAGTCAGCCGCCGTAACGGTAACTACGCAGGTGTCGTAAGAACCGCCACACTTAGCTTTGATCGTAGCTTCGCCTTCTGCAAGGCCGCTGATAACGCCACTGTCAACAGTTGCAACGGTAGTGTCGCTGGAAGACCAAACAACGGTGCCACCAGCGGGATCAACAGTTGCGGAAACAGTTACCGTGCTTCCCTCTGCAACTGAAACCTGTTCTCTGTTGATGGTAACAGTAGTAGGAACAACTGCAACCGCCGTGTCAAAACCAATAAAGTCATTGGTCGTGCAGTTGATCGTGGTGGTCATAAGACCGTTCTGATCAAATCCAGGAGCAGGTAACTTGCTGGGAACAGTTGCAATTACGAAAATCTGCTTCGTAAGTCCGGGAATCGAAATCAGGAAACATACCTTTTTGCCAAGAAGCGCTGCCCACTCTTCCTCCGTCTCGTTTGTGAGATTGATCGTTACGGGGAAAGTATCGGACACGTCAGACCTTCCGGCTACGTAGTGCGTTACGTAATCCTCAAGTGCGGAAGCATCAATGCTGTTTGCTTCCATAGTCATTTCACCGATGGAATTGATTCTCGTCAGCAGCGAATAAGCACTAGCGGTCGTTACCTTTGCGCCGGTAGCACTTTCAGCCGCATACAATCTGACTCCAAGGGTAGATAAGCCATAATCTGCCATCTGTTTTTACCTCCATTAAAAAGTATCGCTTGCCCCAATAGGCCGTCTGAACCTTGCAACGTTTCTGTAAATGCTCGGATTGCTTTCGTCCACGTATGGGGTTCCTACAACCTCAAACATCATTTCTTTCATTACGTCGCATACGGCATCCGCCACAAAGTCAGCATTGTACTGTCTGGTGTTGTCCGTTACCTCGATTTGAAAAGTAGCGGTAACTCCATTTACGTGCTTGCCGTCAAGCGTTCTGCCGATTTCCTGGCTGTTCATCATGTGAACGTAAACCGTTGGAAATTTAGGTTCTTTTCTCTCTTTTGTTGATGTAGTAAAGTAAATGTTTGGGAATTTTGTTTTGAGCCTGTTTTCGCAGCCGACGCGTACTCGCGTAAATACGATGGACTCTAAGTCATTTACCCACATTGTTTCCAAACACCTCCCTCGCCACGTCAACTATAATCTTTTGCAATTCAAGACTTGTGTTATACATGAACGGTCTGGCTGGCATTCCTTCCGTGTAGTGCCATTTTCCGTCTTTTCCCGGATAAAACCAGTAGTAATTACCCGTAACTGGATTCTGCTGAATGGTTTTCCCAACGGCATAATCCCATGACACCCCTTTTGGTAAAGGAAAAGGATATGGACTGTCCATACCCCTTTGGCCCGTACCAAATTCAACAAAGCAAGCGTGTTTTGAGTCAGTAATGATCGCAAACACGTTGTTTAACTGTTCTTCCATCCTTACGCTTTGCAAAAGCTCACCAGTAAAAATGGCATCTAAATCAACTATTTGCGCCCCTGCAATCATCACGCCATCTTCTGCAAGTCGCCTTGCCAAAAGGTTCGCTTTGTCAAACAGACCGTCTCTGTATTTCTCAAGCTGATGGATCAATCGCTGTATGCTGTTCGTGGATAATATGTTGACCGTGTATCTTTTTCCCATTATTTAGCACGATGCTTCAACAGAATTTTTGTTTGGTTCAGCGAATCCTTGATGCTAACGCCCTCATAATCAGCCGTGTCCGCGTCAACGATCGTATGCTGCTGATCCTTGTAACTCGGTGCAGTTTCAAACCAAACTATAGAGGTTTCCGTCAAGGCATATCTCCCTTTTTCACAAACAACAACCGCGTCATAACTTGACATGTCCACGCCAAATTCCTGAACCGTGGTTTCGTCTCCGCTAAATGAAATGTTCGCGTACATTTCCGCCGGAATAGTGTAGGTAATTTCAGTCTCTCCCGTCTCCACGGGTACTTGTGTTCCATCCACGGCAATGTACTTTATGTTCCCATTTTCGTCGCGCTCATAGATCGGCGTTTCGCCAACCAGATTGCTGTAATACATTTTTTGCTTGTTTCGCCGTAGATTTCTCACCTTAAATTACCTCGCCAAAGGAATAACCCCGTAAAACAGCTTGTCGCGGTTAACGTACTTTCGCGTCACTCCATTCTCGGTTGACGATTCCTGTCCTTCTGCGCCAATCAAATTGTAATCATATAATGCAATGTCACTTATGGTCGGCTCATATTTGCTCATGTCATTGTCAATCATTTCCTGACTGTAACTGCCAGGATAGTTTCTTGCCCTTTTAACTTCTTTGTACGCATTACCGATCTTGGAAGTCAGCAAAGTAGAATTGAACTGCGCTCCTTCCGTCGCCTGTAATTCAGTTGCAAGGGCATTGTAAACAGCGGTTTTCAATTCTGCTTCCGTCATGTGACTCACCCCTTCTCTTACAGCCCAAAGAAGCTAATAAGGATTTTCTTTAGGTTCGCGCCGGATTCCTCTTCGGCATTTTCAATGCCAACAAGTGCGGCCACTTCCCTAAGTTCTGCTACGTTCATCCGATTTATTTCCGTCTTCGTGTAAGTCTTTTCGCCACTTTCAGCTTCGGCTTCGTCCTCGCTAAACGGAATCGGCTCGTCCTTAATCTCAATCTCCTTAACAGGAGCCGGAGGCACAACAATCTGTGCCTCCTTATGTCTCTGTAATAACATTTTCAACCCCCATTTATGAGTCTTCCAAAGTCAAGCCGCTAAGAGACAGCGTTTTAACGGCCGTTCCGCGACCTTCCTTAGTTGCAACAAACTGAATCTTCTGGCTGGTATTTTTGATTCTGCAAATCGAAATACCATCATCGTCTAGTGTAGCCGCTGGATGATCACCGCCAATCACCTGTACGGTGATAGTCGCTCCGTCTTCGCTTTCAGTATGAAGAGCAATATAATTTCCAGACTGCTCTTCAACGTCTCCGCTGAACGCCGTCCATCCAGTAATGTACTTCAACGTTCCCGTGATGGAGTTTGTGTTGACGGTTACACCCTCCTGCAAGTCGGTAATAACCTTGCCAAGAAGGTCTGTGTCTGCCGGTATGTCAACATCTACCGACAGACTTAAGCGGGGTTTTTGCCGAACTTTGCAAGAACAACCTTGCTCTCGTTAGACAGGGCAACAACGTAATGCTCGTCTGCGGAAATAACGGTGGTCTTTGCCAGGATGTCTCTGTCGGACTCGATCTCAACGTTTCTCTTGAGATAGATGGTGATTGCGGTTTCGCTCTCTGCAACCTTGTCTGCCGCGGGATCCTCGTTTGCATCCTGCACGTCTACGATAACGATAGGGCAAGCGTAATACTGTGCGGAAACGGCCTTAACCTTGTCACCAACAACCAGAACGTCAATGCAGTTAGCCATGATCGTGCTAAGATGCTTGTTCGATGCGTCCTCGGTCGTAGCATCAGATACGATGGTGATGGTTCCGTCGGTGTTGTCCTTCGTGTACTTAACCAGCTTAACCTTCTTGGACTTCACAACCTGCGCACCTGCGATGGCTCCGATGGTTCCGTTCATAACAACGTCAAGAGGGTACTTGTCCTTGCTCTTGAAGTCGGGATCCTTACGAAGCGTTGCTTCCTGGTCAGGATGAATGAACATGATCTTGGTAAGCGCATTGTCACTCTCATCGCCAAACTTAGCGTCTGCGTCAACGATTGCGTCATAGCCGATCACGTCAGCCGTGCCGTCATAAACCAGGGATGCGCCGGTAAGAGCATCATAAGCATCGTTGTCAACCTTTGCTGCAACGGACATGGAAAGCTGATTAACTGCGGTTCCTACGGGATCGCCATAGCCGGAAAGAGCTGCCTCATCGGTGATCTCAACGGCCTTACCAGCCTTCTTAACGGTAGCCGTGTCGGTGGTCGTGGTCAGAACGGTAGTTCCCATGGAAACACCTTCTGCTACGTCCTCTGCGTCTCCGATATACATGTACTTCGGGATTGTGATCGTGTTACCAGGTCTTGCGACCAGGGTGGTGTCAATTCTCGCGATGGGCGCGAACTTGATCTTCTTGGGTAATGCTGCGGAAACCATATCCGCCATAACCTGGGGATTAACCAGATTTTCTAACTTGGTCTGTGCCATGTTACTTTTCCTCCTTTTATCTTCCCATCAGCCTTTCATAAGCCTCTGGATTTTTCACTTGGAACTCGGCACGCTTCTGGTAGGACATTTTCTCCAAATCAGCCCGTGTAATTGAAATACCGTCACTAGTACCAACCCCGGCCTGTGGATAATTTCTTTGCCATTCAGCTTTTGCCGCATTCACGGCATCCTTGACTGCGCGGTTCTTCTCGTTTTCGAGAATGGTGGCAATCGCGGCATGATCGCCGTCGGACACCGCACCAATCAACAGATCAACTGTCTTTTCGTCCGCAATGGACTTGTACGCTGCAACCGCTTTCATGTGGTTTAACTCATTTCTGAGTTTCTCCGTTTCTTCCTCGCGGGCTTTTGCAGCCGCTTCTTCCTCTTCCTTTTTCTGTTCGTCCACCGTCTGTGTCGCCCTGTACTTCCTCTTGTATTCAGCAGCCTCGGCGCTGTCCGCATCACTCTTTTTCTTGAGTTTTGCATTCTCAGCCTTCAACTGTGCAAGTTGACTTAACACATCCTCAATGGTGGGCTGTTTTCCGCTCCCTTCCGGCTTTCCGTCGGTCTTCTTGGCGGTATCATCTTTCGTTTCAGTTGTCGTTGTCTTGGTTTCTTCTTCTGCCATTTTTTACCTCTTTCTGCTCGTTATAGTCCTTCTCCGACTTTTGCTCCTTATAGTCCTTCTCCGACTTTAACTATAAAAAAACGCCCACGTTTTCGTGAGCGTAATTTTTATGAATATTCAATCCAGCATCTGCATCCGGCGATTTCTTCCAAATCTCCCCCGGAATAAAGCGTGTCCTTGGGAAATCTCATTTGCGTGCTTCCGACCCAAAACAGATCATCAATCGGGATCCTTTCGCTTTCAAGCACTTCATGCGTTGGGCGAACCTTTTCGTCACCCATCGTAAACCAGGTTTTGTACTTCTTTCCTTGGCCTTTTGCACGCTTGAAATCTCCATAGTTCAGGGTGTCGTTCGCCAAATTTTCCGAAATCAGGATTGCCCTGTCATGCGACAGCGTAAACGGCTTGTCAATTTCCTTGTTTGTCGTTTCCATAATGCCGTCAATGCTCTGCTTCGCATAATTCTCTAAGTAATCATCGACTGGAACGTACTTAGCCATTTCATCGGCAAGCATGTTGACAAGCTGTCTTTCAAGCGCTTCAAGTTCCGCGTACTGTTCATATTGGAACATCATGTATAAAATGACTTCCTCAATGTCTTCCGCAAGTCTGATCCGCCTCTTTTTGTCTCTTTCCGCGATGCCCATTTCGCCAAAATACTTCTCATAGTCTATGGAGCGCCGCTGTAGGTTGTTCAGTTCGTCAAACTGTCTCTTGGCCATTTGTACTCATCCCGTCAATGTTTGGGCTGTTGCCTATCTGGTCTGACTCGTCACCTTCCAATCTGTCAGGCTCCATGGACCCGCCGCCCGTGCCGAATGCTTTTTCAATAAACTTGTCCATGTAAGGCTTGCTGTCCTTTTCCACCTGCGCAGGATCGTCAAACAAACCAATGGCATTAAACATGTGTTTCGGTGCTATTCCATGACTTACGCCTACGGCAAACGTATTGATCTTCGTTGTCATTTCGTAATTCTTCTGGCGCTTAATGCTTGGCTTCAAGTCCATCACCGAAAGTTCCTTTATGGACTCGTCAACCTCTGCAATCATGGTTTCAAAACACGCAGTCAGCACGCAGTCAAGTTCTTCCATCTTGCAGCCGATCTTAATCTGATCCTGTCTGTTTGCTTCAGCTTCAGCTTGCGTCCATCCAGTAGCGTCGGACATTGCTATTCCCGTGCTACCGCCGGAATTGTCGTTTCTGTGAGGAACGTTGCATTTCTCTTTGACGCGGTTAGTTCTGAAGGCAATCTGATTGATCATGCCCTGATAGTTGTATTCAACGGCCAAAGGCTTAACAAAAGGACTTTTGCCGTCACGCGGCGTGTAGGTCAACAGCCAGTCATTCGTAGACGGCTTAATGTCGTTGCCTTTATCGTCCTTCTGAAACTCAACGTCGTTTCCATGCCATATGGCTTGCGTGTTCTGATCAATGTCGTTAAGGAAATCCGAAACCGCAAGGGAAATTCCGTTAATCTCTGAAATCTGCCTCTCGAAACATCCCATTCGGTCATAATCCCTAACCCATTCAATTATAGGGATTCTTCCTAACGGATTCATGTTTCTTCCGTCTGGATTTTCGCTCCACCTTTCAACATCTTTTCCGCGAAGTTTCTTGTATATGTTGACAATCTCAAAGCGCTCCGTTGGCGTGTAGCAAGTGTAATACTTGTCATTTCCTATCTTGCGAACGGTCACGGCAAGCACAATCCTCTTGTCCGTGTAAAAACTGGAACGAACAACAAATGCGGTTCTTGGATCAAGTACGTTGATCGTAAAAGGGCTTTTGCCTGGCTTCCAGTCACGGTTGATCTCAACCATCGTGTACCCAATTCCGCAGATTTCAACAAATCTCGCAAGTTCCTGCTGTTTGCCCTCGATATTCTCCGCACTGTAATACTTGTTTAATTCAGACACCGCGTCAGACTCGTCAGCCGTGTTGTCTCCGCGACGGACAAAAGTAATGGTGTTCCCCCAGTTGAAATCCACTTTGAAAGTGGTGATCTCGTTCGCCAGGTTGTCGTAAATCCAAAAATCAATGTCAGACCTGTACGTTTTCTCACGGATTTTTGCCTGATCGCCTTTTTCAATCCGCAGAAGTTCCTCACAATCAGTCATATTCGTCCAGAAATCGACGCAAGCCGCCCTTAATACGGGAATGATATTTTTGGCATTTACTTCTTTTTCGCTTGTATATATCGTTTTCCTACCGTACTGCATTTCTGCGCTCCTATCTAAACGTCATTCCTGAACTCGTCGTTCGTGTCGGAAGTGCCTGTTTCCTTAATTCCCCCGTCTCGACGTAATACAACACCCTTATCCTGCATTCGTGGCAATCGGATATGATCGGAGAAATCTTTGACTTTCCATCGTATCTGCCTATTCTCTTTTTGCATACCGGGCATTTTATCGTTTTAGGATTCATTTTTCCACCAAAAAAGCACACCGCCCGTGAAGGTTGTGTGCTTTGTTCTTTCGACATATTCTCAATTTAACTATATTTGCCCTTTTTTAAACCGTCAATAGACAATTTAGGACATTATGTGCAATACTAGGACAAATAAAAGATTTTCTTGTTCAAATACGTACTTCCGTAGTGTTTTTCAAAGGAAACCAGCGCGCTTCCGTGCAGTCTTGTAACATTTCTGTAGGAACAAGGTATCTCTGCCGCGATTTCCTCTAAAGATTTGTTTAGGATATATTTCCCAAAAAGGACTTCGTAGTATAACTCGTCAGACATTTTTTCTATTTGGCTGACAATCACTTTTCTTTCATCCACATACTTGTCAACCATTCTGTTGATCTCGTCTTCAATAGCCTCAATCTTTACGTATGCAGAACCCAATTTATCCGGGTCGGGCGTACTGATAACTCTTTCGTTTTCCCTAAAGTTCGACGGAATGCCGTTATATAACTCTTTTGTCTGTTGTAATTCAGCCAGCTTGTTCTTAATTGCTTTGTTCATTCTCCAAATTTGCGATAAATATTCCTTAGTTGTCATGTTCCTTTCCCTCCCATTATCCAAACGGATTATGAATCACCTTTACTGTCATAACTCTGTACTTCTCTACAATCCTTTTTGCAAAGTTTGAAAAGCAGTCCGGCACGTCATCAATCTGTTTCGCAGAAGACACCGAATACGAATGCAAAAGACTCATCATTATGCCGTATGGATCTTTCGGCGTGTATAACGACTTGTCCTTGAATATGACGTGCTGCAATATCCAGTTGGAATACTGGTATATCCTGGCTTCCTTGTTCGTTTCCGTAGGAACGTCGGTTATGTTGCACACCCAGCCTTTTTCGATGACTCGCTTGTTGACTTCCATCGCCACGCGGTCGCCGCCGGCATTTCGCTCAAACTCGCAATCCTGGACCTTGTTGTTTACAAGCACGTTCGCCGCATTTTCGTACTGATTTTCATAATCTGCCGAATTGCTGCATACGCAATCCACGCAGTAATAATCCTCGCCGTATTTCTGCAAAACTGGCAAAACAAAGTAGTCCGTTCCTTTTCCCTTTGTGTCGCATTGGCCGTAAATAATCTCCGGCGCGCCGCTTGGCAACGCAAGGTATCTCCGCGTCTTGTCCTCCGGGAAAAGCAATCCCTCGCGTTCAATCGGCTCCTGCTTATACAGGCACTTGTACGACACGTCGTCCATAAGCAGCGCCTGGTCTGCAAAAAATTCCTTTGTGAAGCCGCCAAACTCATAATCAAAGTTACTTTCGCCAGTTACGGGGTCCAAATCTGGAATCGCTATGACCTTAACCCGTTCGTTTCCGGCATACATCTTTATCAGACGGCCTATCGGGTCCAAGGTACTCCACCTTGTCGCCTGTATGATCTCCTTGCAAGGCTTGTTCTCTGAATCCATCGTTTTTCTCTGCCTTGCGTCTACCGTGTACGCTCCCCACAACTTTTCCAGTATGTTTTTGTTTAGCGCCTCTTCCAGTTTACCGATCATGTCATCGACAAGCAGAAATTTTGAAGCGCGCACCTTTCCGGCATTCTCCGAACCAACCGCCGCCGTCTGAAGACTGGGGAACGGCTTGTAAGCGCCTATGTTAAGTTGCTGCATCTTCGCATTCGTGCTTGTCACTTGCAGTTCAGGGAATATCTCTTTCCACGTGTACTCTATGTTGTCCGAAACCATCTGATACACGCCGTCGTAATACATTCTCGTAATGTCCGAACTGTGCGAATAGAACAAATTGTAGTCTCGCGGGAACCATCCAATCACGGCTGAATTGAAGAACTTTAGCAGCGTTGTTTTGCCCGTTCCGGGGGGCTGTGATATGCAAAGAATGTCATATTTGTCATCCAGCATTCCCTGATACGCTTCAATCAGCCCAAATTTGTGAAACTGTCGGCGCTTCGGCATGTAAAACCTGGCTTTTGGCTCTCTCTTTTTCTCAAGGTACAGCATGTAGCTGTCAAAGTTGCCGCTCTGCGCCTCATACAGCAGAACTCCGTAATACTTGTCCAGCAGATCGTACCAGGTTTTATGCTTGAACGCGTGCTTCTCCAGATCCCATAAAGTGCCTTCAGTTCTGGTCTTGCAGAACTTCTCAAGCATCCACTTTGAGTTGGCTGACAGTTTCGCCCCGTATTCAGCGTCTCCCTCCGTCACGTACGCAACCTGACATGCCTGAACGTAAGCATTGATTACGTCCTCGTCTACGCCCTTGCGCTTTATGTATGAATTATATTCATTTACGGCCTTTATCAGTTCGGCAGATGCCATCTACTTCCTGCTCCACGCGTTACCTTTCCGGCGCTTTTCCATGCAGTCGCCCAACTTCGGTATACGCTTCTCCCAATCAAGATACATCGGTTTACCATCTGTAAAGTAATTTCCAGGTATTCTGCCCGTCTCGAAGAGTTTCGTGAGGCGATAATGCAGCGTCAGATACTTTACGCCAAGCATCCTCGCCATGTCTGTTTCCGTTATCTGCCCAGATGCCCACAAGTAATATGCTTCCATAAACTTGTCTGCATCCATCTTACTGGGATTCGGCATTATCACTCACCTCACTTTTATTCGTTATGGAATATATAATCCGTCATAGTCTGTTAGCAAAGGATAGCCAGACTTACAAACTCTATGAAACTCGTCAAGTCCTTTATCTCTTATTATTTCAAGTAATGTGATTATCAGCTTTTCTGTGTCTGGATGGAAGTATCTTCCT